GGGTCGGCTGCTGGTTCTTCCAACGCTTGGTTAACAGCACTGTCAGCAGTAGGTCCTATACGCAAGGCTTGCGTCTGTTGAGCAGTTGGTGCTACACCGCCTTGACCACCACGAACAGTTGTGCCAGTAGGTTTTGCCCCAGCCTTAGGAGCCATAGTGGTTGTTGTGGCTTTAGGTGCAGTAGTTGTTGTACCAGGCTTAGCAGGTTGTGCAGTTTTTGTTGCTTTAGGTTGCGTAGTTGGACTAGCGTTACCTACAACAACATCAGGTGCGCCACCGCTACCAGCAATTTTTGTTTGACCAGTAACAGCATCCACATACTGTGTACCAGCGGGTGCGAAACCATTCGGCGGGTTGTCCACGCCACCTGATGTTTCAAACCGACCTGTTTTTGGATTCCATTTTGCTCGTGCCATAATAACTCCTAGTAACTTTGCTGTGACTTAATATCAATAGCGGTAGATAAAACACTGCCCTGCTGTTGCAGGCGCAGTTGTGCAAGATAAGATTCCAACTCGCTTTGAGCAACTGCTTCAGCAGTTTGTGAATCCTGCAAAGCCTGATTCATGCCTTCTCGTTCACGACCCAAATCGGATTGTAAATTAGCAGCATATTTTTCTAGTCCAGCAGTACGAATACCAGACTTAATGTTTCCACCACCAAAACCACGGCGACCAAAACCACCTACTAATGGTTGAAAACCTTCAGTATATTTTTTGTTTAAATCAGCAATGTTGCGTGTACCACGCAACTGACCAAGTGCTGCTGCCTGTGTGTTGGCTACGGTTGCTGCTGCACGCTTGCGTCGTGCTGCTGCTTCTGCAACACCAAAGTCGCCATAAAAACTAGATGCATCAGCCATTACTTAACCTTCTTTAATTCATCAATTTCTTTTTGCATTCGTTCAAGTTCACGAGTGAGTGACTGAACAAGTTGAACCATCGCACTAGGATTATATTGCGAGGACAAAAGGGAAATACCGTTAAAGACCCAAGCCATTACAGAACCTTAATTATGTAGTTAACAACAATATAAGGTTGAAGGTTGTTGTGCGCTGCACCACTTCCAGCAGCAATATTGGTCGCTGTAGATGCAATATTAGTTGCTGTAGCGGTTTGCATAGTGACAACACGATTAGGTGTTGTATGCCCATGTGTTCCAGCAGAACCTACTGTTACAGTATGTTCATGAGAACCAGCATTAGAAAGTGCATTAATTCCACTACCTAACGGATAACCATTTACACCAGCAGCAAGATAATCATACATGTTATCATGCAAGTGGGAAGTACTGCCACCAGACGATGTTGCGTTTGCGGTATGTGCATGTGAACCAGCATTAGAAGTAGTGGTGGTACCATGGGCGTGATTACCAGCCTCATTGATAGTGTGGTCGTGGTTATCAATTGTGTGAAGATGTGGGTCCTGTGTATGGTTGTGAGGATTTTGTGTATGGTTATGAGAAGCCAATTGTGCTTCTGTTAAAGTAACAGTTTTAGCACCACCAGTTTCACCCAACACATCAAACTCAGCATCAGCATTTTTGCCAACAGGAACACGACCACCAAAGTTTGGAAGAAGAAAAGTAGTTCCACTAGGATTAGCACCCCAAGGAAACACTGTACCGCCAGTAGTTAACAAAGCATACAAATCAGGATAAGAAGCAATAAGCAAAGCCTGACCATCACATCGTTTCCAGTTAGTGGGTTCATTAGCCCCAACATACTGAACAACAGAACCAACAGGAGACAAAATTCCCGTAGCGGCAGCAGACAACTTGGCTATACCAATTGTGCCGTTATCTATGTTTGTCCCCGCAGACAATCCATCAACATAAGTTTTGATTGTTGCAAAGTTTGTATTTACTTGACTTGCAACTGCTGGTGTTCCAGCAGAAAAAGTATTTAAACCAGTTAAAACAGTCATGTTAACCCTTTACCCTTCTTGGTACCCATTTGTACCCGATACTATTAATTCCCCAAGGTTTAGTTAGTTCCCCAACAAACCGAAGTTGAACAGTTTTAGCCATACCAAGATTGGAGGCTGTTTTAATACTTCCACCAAGAACATCAGTTGACCAAACAGAACCATAAGCAGGCAACCCAACTGGCTCGTAAGCCCAGTTTTCTCCCCACATTAAACCTACAGCAGAAGAATTAAGAGTTATATTGAAACTTCGCTTCTCAGCACCAATAGCCTCTTGATAGTCGTGAAAAACTTGAACAGCGATAGTTTCATTTGTTTCTGTTTCACGCATAACCAAGTCAGGTCGGCGGAACATTTTGCGTTGCAAAAATGAACCGCCATCAAACCATTTAGTGCGGTAAACAGTTGAAAAACCAGAAATAGAATTGTCAATGTTTATAACATCATAATCATAATCATATTTGTCAACTTCCAAAACAGTTTTAACCACAGGATGACAAACAAGACGAAGTTCGTTACCTTCAGAAGTACGATAGTCAAGACCGCCAACTACTCCGTAGTTGTCGGCAGTAGAAAACATAGAATATGACCGCATACTTGGGTCATAAATAACATTAATCGTTGCTACCGTTTCTTGCGAACCTGTTTTAGAATAAGGCAAGGACAACCAAACACGGCGACCAATCCAAGAAATAGAAACTTTTTCAGGAACAGCAGTGTTGATGTAACGCAAGTCAAATGCGGTACGCAAAGGTTCAAACAAATTAGTCAAGTTGGAACCATCAAAGAAGTGAAGTCCTTTACGGTTGGCATAAAAGTAAACACCCTGTTGAGTTGCAACAAAAGAATGAGGGCTAACACAACCAATGTCTGATGCTATTTGAACAATTTTATAATCAGTATGGTCATAACCATACAAAAAATACATTGAGTATTCCTTGAAAATAACAAGCCCGCCATTGACTACACACATTCCAGTTATTTTGTTTCCGCCACCCTCAATGTCAATATAGTCATCTAGAACCCAATTAGTAGGCAAGGATTCATCAGACCAACGCAATCTATTAGGATATAAAACACCATCTTCTTTAGTGTTGGCAACAAACACACGATTAGAATGAACAGTAATAAGTTCCGACTGTGGCATTCTATTAGCAACAGCACCAGAACGAGTTTGCCAAGTTGAAGAACTACTAGCAGGAATATTAGTTGCTACTCCCGCACCAGTCCATACATAACTGCCAACAGTATTACTAGCACCAGTAACGATATAAAGATTAGAACCCCAAGTAGCGCAAGAAGCACCATGAACACCAGTAGAAACAATGTCTCCGCCACTATGAGTAATTGGAGTAAACCCCGTAGAGTTCTGTTTATAAATTTTAACATTATTAATTAACACCAAATTATTAGTGGCACCATAAAAACCATAAAGACGCTGAGGTGCCCAATCATCAGTTGTCGCAACACCAGAATGAAAACGAACCATACCGCCACGGCTAAAAATACCACCACGAGGGTCAACCTCAACATTAAGCATCTCAGGAGATTCATTATCAGCCAACTGGTACTGGTCTGAACGCAAGTTCAAACCACCAGTAAAATCTTTCTGCTCAAAAATCTGAATGCTAGACATTACAGACCCCAGTTAGAACGATTACTACCCAAACCTTGAATCCAACCTTTATAGGTAGGACGACCAGTAGTTTGACCATGAGTTAAAATAAGAGGATTATGACTATTAGGAGTAACAGAGTTTTTAACAGCCAAAGCCACACCCTCATCAAAAGAACTCTTATACATCTGAGCCATAGCAGAATCTTCCAACTGCTGATACACACGACTGCAAGCATAATAAACTAAAGGGAAATGCAAACTAGGAATAGCATCCACATCGCCACCCTCAGTTTGCCAATCAAACGGCTCACGATAACCACGACAAACCAATGTCCGTGCATTATTAGGTTTAGGATACAAATGAATACTGCCACCCCAAACAGAATAAAACAACGGGTCAGACGCAGTATCGTATGACCCGATATAAGTACCCTCAGCCATGTCAAAACCAATCATGTCAAGACGGTAACCCGTCCCACGATTGTCAACAATACTAGAAATCTGCCCCATAGGCTCATCCGTGATTTCAGCCATATTATAAGCACGAACACCAGACTGGGTATTAAAAGTAAAAGAATACTCCAAAAACGACCAACGCTTCTCAGTATCCAAAATACGATAATAACCATCCCGAATATAAAGATTAAGGATAGTATCTGACAAATCAGCCGCATCTAGGTCCGTAATGTCACGAACAGCCTGACGAATATCGGCAGCCGTTAAAGACTTATACGCCATCAGTTACCGCCTTTTTAGAAGAACGCAAATGCCCCATACAAAGAACCTCATCCTTGACACGCATACCCTCACAAGTGTCCTCCTTCGCAGAACACTTGTTACCACGACCCAAATAAGGGGCAGAAGGATTAGCCAACTGCGACCCTTCAGTCTGGTAAGCGGGACGCTGATTACCCACAGGAACACCATACATTGCGTGGACAGGAACAGAACCAGAAATACTCATACTAATACAGTATTTGTTCTACAAAAAACTATTTAGACTTCTTTTTAGGTGGTTTCTGACCCCGACCAATACGAGCCGCATCATCCTTGGCTTGTCCTCGCATCTTATCACCCTCATAAGAACCCTTAGAAGGCTTTACAGGACGCATAGATGCCTTATCAGGAGGCTTAACAATAGACCCACGAACATC